CGCAGAGGTATCAGCAGGAGTAAGACTTTCTTCACACGAAAAGTTATGTGCAGAAAGAATGAAACATATTCAGGAAAGTATCAAAGAGTTAAGTAAAGAAGTTAAATCATTAAGAACTGAAGTATCAAAAGGTAAAGGTGCTATTTCTGTATTAGTATTTTTAGGTACTTTAATAGTTGGATTAGTAGGATTCTTTAAGTGGAATGCCTAAAAAGAAATCTAGTTTATTAAATAAAGAACCTCACGAAACCAGAAGCAAATTTAAAAAGACTTCTATATCAACAAACAAAAGTAAAATTAAATGGTCTTCTATGAACAAACACAAAAGGAGACAACATAAGAAATGAAATTGGTTTTATTTATGTTTATGTGTTCTGCAACAGCACAACAATGTATGCCACCTTATGAAACGGCAATATTAAATAATCATTATGATTGTATGGTTAGAGGATACAATGAAAGTATAAGACAATTAGAAAAAATTGGTGTAGAAGAAGTAAATAAAAATAAAATCTATTTTAGATTTATTTGTCAAGAAACTAATACAGAAGGAGTATAATAAAATGGCAAGACGTGGACTATATGCAAATATAAATGCAAGGAAAAAAGCAGGTACTTCAAGACCAAAATCTAGAAGTACAATTAGTAAAAAAGCATATGCTAATATGAAAGCAGGTTTTCCTAAAAAGAAAAAATATGCGTAGTAGAAACTACAAAGCAGAATATCGAAAATATCAAAGTTCTACAAAGTCAAAATTAGATAGAGCATCTAGAAATAGAGCAAGAAGAAGATTAGCTCGTTTAGGTGCTGTATCAAAAGGTGACGGTCGAGACATAGATCATAGAAATAAAAATCCTAGAGATAACTCTATGTCAAATTTAAGAGTAACATCAAAAAAATTAAACAGAGGAAGATACAGAGTATCATAATATGTGGTTAAATTTATTATCAATGGGCATCAAGACTGGTGCAAAATTATATTCTGATAAACAAAAAACAAAAGAAGCTTTATCAGAAGCTAGACTACTTCACGCCGAGAAGATGAAACGAGGGGACATCGAGTACCAAGGAAAAGTATTTGAGAACCAGAAGGGAGACTGGAAGGACGAGTTCGTACTTTTGACGGTCAGCTCCCCTCTGTTTCTCTTGGCATATTCTGTGTTTGCAGAAGATGAAGAAATACAAAATAAAATAGATTTATATTTTGAGAAACTCCAACAGATGCCGTGGTGGCTAGTTTCATTGTGGATTAGTATTGTTGCGGCAATCTATGGAATAAAAGCTACAGATTTAGTTAAAAAGAAATAGGGGGATATATGGAAGAAATGAAACGTAATTTAGAACACTTTTGGTTATTTCATAAAAAAGCCGTAGTTGTTTTAGGAGTGCTATTTGTTATTGCAATAGTATTATAACAATGAAAAAAATTATTAATTGGATTAAAAAATTTTGGGAGAAACAAGAAAAAGCAATAGAAGATTGTATGCCTATAGCTTTTCCTGAACCTGAAGAAATAAATAGAGATAACCTTTGTCCTACTTGTCATAAAGACTTTGGTTGTCAATGTGAGTAGTTATGAAAGTATCTGAAAACACTTCAGTAAGTATGCCAATCAAGAATATGATTGGGATAATCGTAGCCGTCAGTTTAGGTATATTCGCATTCACGGAGATTACGGCTAGGTTAACAAGTTTAGAGACTTCAAGAGAATTAATGAATGCTGACTTGTTAAAAGCAAGTGAACAGACTACCGTAGATAAAGAGCAATTTATCCTTATCGAAGATTTATATAAAACTACTGATGCACATACAGAGCAATTAAATAAAAACGTACACAATCAAGTAATGCTACAGCATTTAGAAAAACAATTAGAAAAAGCATTAGCTGATTTAGAAAAATTAAAAGATAAAGTTAGGGAGAACGGAAATGGAAATAGTCATTAGTCTATTATTATTTCTGGGAGAACCTGCGGTATTGAAAGAACATTTATACATACAAGATCAAAAAATGGCAACTTGCCTTAAAATGAAAAGAGTTGCCGAGAGAAGTAGTAATGCTAAATACCAATGTGCTAAAGTAAAAGCTACAGTTATTGTAGATGAATATTCAGGTGAAAAGAAAATTACTAGCATTACAAGTATGGACTAATGAGAAAAGAACATAAAAGTCCTACTGGTGGATTAACTGCAAAAGGTAGAGCATACTTTAAAGCTAAAGGTCATAATCTAAAAGCTCCTGTCACAGGAAAAGTAAAACGAGGATCAAAAGCGGCAAAAAGAAGAAAAAGCTTTTGTGCTCGTATGTCTGGAGTTAAGGGTGCTATGAAAGATAGCAAAGGTAGACCAACAAGAAAAGCATTAGCTCTACGAAAATGGAAATGTTAAATTATGAGTAAAGAAACAGAAAAGAAATTATCAGAACTGCACAGCAAACTAACTGATAAACTATTAGAAAAAATCAGAGACCCAGAAGTAAAAGCTTCTGATCTTAACGTTGCTAGGCAGTTTTTAAAGGATAATAACATAGATTGTGTACCTACAGAAAACAACTCTATGGCGAAACTTGCAGAGGAGCTCCCATTTAAGCTCTCTGATGTAATACAAGGTAAAGGAGACATAAAGCAATAAACGCTTATATACACGCCTCTAGTGGCGTTTAAAGGGTATATTATGAAAGAGATAACCCAAGATTTCAGGAATTTCCTGTATATCGCTTGGAAACACTTAAATCTTCCAAGCCCAACAAAAGTGCAATTTGATATTGCCGACTATTTACAGAATGCACCAAGACGAGCAGTTATACAAGCCTTTCGAGGTGTAGGTAAGTCTTGGATATGTAGTGCCTTTGTATGTTGGAACTTGTTGAAAAACCCCGACTTAAAATTTCTTGTGGTATCAGCAAGTAAAACAAGAGCAGATGATTTCAGTACATTTACAAAAAGACTAATAACTGAAATGGACATACTAAAGCACTTAACACCAAGATCAGACCAAAGGGGAAGTAATGTATCCTTTGATGTTGCCCCTGCAAAAGCGGCACACTCTCCATCTGTTAAGTCCGTAGGGATCACAGGACAACTAACAGGTAGTAGAGCAGATTATATTATTTCTGATGACTGCGAAAGTTTAAACAATAGTTTAACTCAAAGTATGAGAGATAAACTTACAGATAACGTTAAAGAGTTTGAAGCTGTGTTATCTCCTAATGGTAAGATTATATTTTTAGGTACACCACAATCGGATATGTCAGTTTATAATGACTTACCGACTAGAGGATATGAAACTAGAATATGGACAGCTAGAAATCCTGAAAAACTAAAAGCATATAGATATGAAAACAAACTAGCACCTTTTATTAAAGAAGGTAAGTTTGGAGAGTTAGAACCTATTGATCCCGAAAGGTTTGATGATTTAGAGCTCAAAGAAAGAGAAGCAAGTTATGGACGAAGTGGCTTTGCCCTTCAGTTTATGCTTGATACTACTTTATCAGATAAAGAAAGATACCCACTTAAATTAAGTGATTTAGTAGTAATGGACATTAATAATGATGTAGCTCCCATCAAGTTAGCTTGGGCGGGTAGTCCCGAATACATTTGTGAAGATTTACCAAGCGTAGGTTTTACAGGAGATAAGTATTATAAACCTATGTTTAAATCCGAAGACTTTGGAGATTACAAAGGTTCTGTAATGTCTATTGATCCTGCGGGTCGTGGTCAAGATGAATTGGCGATTGCCATAGTCAAACAGCTAGGTGGTAATCTATTTGTGCAGAACTGCACGGGGTTAAGTGGTGGGTATACAGAAAGCAATCTAACGAAGATTGCAACACTAGCTAGAGACACTAAAGTTAATATGATTATCGTTGAGAGTAACTTTGGTGATGGTATGTTTACACAACTATTAAAACCTGTAGTCCAAAGGTATTATCCTGTGACTATAGAAGAAGTTAATCATACCAAACAAAAGGAACTTCGTATCATTGATACGTTAGAACCTGTGATGAACCAACATAGGTTGGTTGTTAGTCCGCAGTTAATACGTCAAGATTTTGACACAACTGACCCTAACTACCAATTATTCTATCAATTAACTAGGATAACAAAAGATAGAGGATCATTAAGAAATGATGACCGACTTGATGCTCTTGCAATCGCTGTTGCCTATTGGGTAGAACAAATGGCTATAGACAGCGAGAACCAACTTCAAGATCATAGAGAACAATTATTGAAGCAAGACTTGGAGAAGTTTCTAGAAGGAACTTTTGGACATAGCCAAACAAAAGACCGATGGTTTTAAAGACAAGCACGGGCTAATACAACTACTACGATTACTCTGATTAGTATTAACTATAGTATTATATCTATAGTATTAGTTGTAGTATTATATCTATTAGATAATATCATAGTGTTATCTCATTAGGTACACGCTGAAGAACTACATATGGTAGCGTTGGTAGTCCTGACTACCGATTTTATCAAGAATTAAGCTAAAAGCTAGTATTGGCGTAGGTAGTTAACGATTGAAACAACTCGGGTGTTGCACAATTACAACATCTTGTCAACTCATTTTGTTTTGTTGAAAAAATCTGAAAGGGTATCTTGTTATCGTTCACTATCGAAAAACCCCCGTACACGTCTAGGTTGCATTTTAAAAAGACAAAATTAAAAAGCTACAAACCACAACAAACAATAATAAGGATATACAATCCGTTTTATCTTAAATTATAACGGCTTGATTTTTTTGTGGGTGGTTTCTTTAAGTGACGGGGTGTATCTGTTTTTTTTCAACTTGTTAAACTTGTTAAAACTTGTTGAAGATTAAAACCAGATTGAACTAAAAAATTTTAATTAACTCGTTATGACTTGTTGCAAACTTTGGACATCTACAACAAGTCATAAGATTAACAGGTGTTAACCTGTTGTTATGTTTTGTTTTGTTTCCGTTGTTTCCGTTGAACTCTTAACGGGTTGATTTACATTTGCATCAACAAACGGGAACGATAATTGAACGGGTTGTTTTGACTTCTTTTTCAATGGTCTAACTCGTTCTGTTATTGTGTACGTTATTGTCTTTTTTCTTACGTACCCTTTTTCTTTTAAAGTTAATGGTTTCTGTTTGTTATCCATTATTGACCTCACTTTCCGTTTTTGGTTGTTGTTGTTGATTTAAAGAACTCGGAACGTTTGCCCTCGTTCTTATTGCCCGAACACGTCTAAATCTTAACGGCTCGGATAGTTTTAAAGTAGGTACATTAAAAGAAATATTGTTAAATCTTTTTTTGTATCTAACGTTAAAACTTTCCACTTTACGAAACAACTTACTATTATTTGTGTTTCTAAAATGAAACTGATTTAACACGGGATAATCACCTTTGTTTTTACTTACCCACAAAATAAACTTTTTATAGTTTAAATCGGAATAGCTTAACGAGTTTGATTGTGCATAAATAGTTAACCCGTGAACGAACTCTAAATATCTATACATTGTTGTAGCTGAAATATTGCCTTTGAATAATCTAAATTCTAAAGTTTTTTCATTAGAGTTATTTAATATTTCATATCTATCGGTAATTGCCCTTGTATAGAACTTTAATTTTTTACCGAACACCACCCGAGAATAAGACGT